CCTCCTCAGACTGACCGAGTGTAAACGACAATGTCGCATCAACCGCTAAGTTTGTGTCTGTTTTTAATTCTAATAAATCACCAGATTTAAAGAACTGACCGTTAAGCGGTAGTGGGACTGTATCATATGCTGGAATCTGCATGTTTCTTACAATCCAAAAAGTATCATTTAAATCATATCTATATGTTCTAACATCAACCGCAACAGTATTTGCGGTAAAGTTACAGAGCATTAACGGTGAAATAACTTCGCCAACACCTGGTTCTACTGTGGTTGAACCACCAAACACTAGTTCTGGAACTTCATAGTTTGGAACTTCGATCATTGTTTGCCAATTAGTAGATAATGTAAAAGATTTGGCTACCGGTTTTGCGTCGGGCGCCTGAGTTGTGTTAATCGTTGTAATAGTCATTATAGTGATGCCCTTGAGTTAGATGCACGTCTTGCAAGTTTACGAACCGATGAAGTAAACGGTCGACCTTCGATTCGACCTGTTCTACCATTAATTCTTAGACCTCTTGCAAAGTACTGGTTGTTTAATTCGTCAGATCCTGACCATCTGATTCTACCACCATTTTCCGATAGTACGGAAGCAGTAGCACCAATCGCTGCACCAATGTTTCTAAAGTTGAGTGGTAACGCGTTTCTGTTAACACCAGCAGAAGCACCGTTGAACTGGTGAGCAATGGATTCAACAAGAGATCCAAATGCCAAGAAGTTCGGCCTAATTACTGAGTCTATAAGTACGTTATCAATCAATTCGGTTACCATATTTCTGTGTTCTTGATCCGGTGCGATATTGTTATTTATATAGTCTCTCATCTTTTCCCAGGCAGAATAGAAGGAATATAACAAGTCTGTGTTATTATTTCCTGCGCTTGCCCATGTAACACCTGTCCAATACCAGATCTCACCAACGTAACGGTTTGCATTATTATTAACTGGAATAATGTATGCTTCCCAACGCTTGACGCCTGTTAATGCATCTCTTGCTGCTGCATCTACCACAGTTCCTTTAAAGCGTAGTTTTCTCCAGTCAGCAAATGTTTCTGGTGGATTAAACACTGGGAATACATGCTCAGCATTAATGTTAAACAATGCTGCGGCAAATGATCTTGTTGCCTTATCAGCACCAGCACCAACTTCATTATACAATCCAGAGACAGCAACCGCAGGGTTAACATATCTGAAATCGTTTTGTATAATTTTAAGTAGGTTACCAGCATCACGGTAAGTTTTTGGTAAGTCGATAAATTTATATTCAGAAGTAATAAATCTTTGTACTTCTTTTTGCAGTCTTGTTCTATTGTTAGTTAGAATATCTTTTGCAAAGTTGAATGTTTTATCTGTTTCCCACGCAAAGTTAGGTTCAATTGTTGGACCAAGAGCTTTTGGTGTGTTATAGTATAGAGCGTTATAAAGAATCATTCCCAAGTCATCAGCCTGTTTTGCTTGTACATCTGTACCAAGCTCTGTGCGGATTCTTTGACCTGGATATTCTCCAACTACTACATCTTTTACGATACGGCCAAGTTGACGATAAGCTTGAGCTGTAGCAACTCTTGTATCTTCTGGAACTCTTAATTCGTTATTCCAGTAATAGAAATCTGCATTCCATCTCGTAGCAAGGTTACCGCCATAGTTAAGATCCCAGCTCATAGCATCTAGGATATAACCAGCATCTCTGCGACATTTGGCTTTTGAGTAATCAATAATTGTAAATGTATCTTTTAAGAACTGAGTAACATCGTCAGCCAATTCATCAAGATTATCATTGATTTGCTTAGCAGCCCATACCTTACTATTGTCAACCCAAGAAGTATCAGGCTCAACAACCGATGGCATACCGTCCATGCTATCTCTTCTAATTGTATCTTCAACAATTCTTACTAAGTCTGCAGCTTCTTCACCTTCAACAGCTGTGGCTGCGTCGTGTGTTGTTATATCCTGTACAACCGATGTATGACTCATAAGTGCTGTATTTGCCGCAGCTCTTTGTGCGACCAATGATACTAGGGAAGCCATTTCACCGAAGAATGTAGCAGTTTGTTGTCTTTGATCTGCTGGTAAGATTGAAGTAGCATTTACAAAGTAAAGTTCTGCAGTTCTTAGAGATGCCCAGTTAGTTGTGTAGTTCATATCGTGTGATAGTGCGTCAACCATAGTGCCAACATCTCTGCGACATTTCTCTTTGGCGTAGCTGATACCATTATAAGTTTCGTAGATATAAGTTTGTAACTCATCTGCGATCATTGTGGTATTATCATCAATGATGTTTTTAGCAGCTAACATATCAGCTTCGATCCATGCAATATGTGGATCTCTTCTGGATGGTAATTTGCTTGCATCATTATCATCAGCGATATTTGCTACCATCATACCAAGTTCCATTGCCTCGTTTGCAATTTCTCTTCTGGCTGCGATGGATGGCATTTCTTGTTTAACGTGGTTTCCTGTCACATGAGTGATAGCATTTTTAGAAGCTCTGACGAATGTATGAGCTCCACCACCTTTACCATAAGGAACTTTACCAACCTGCATTGTGATGGTTGTTGCATCTTTTGCAGTGATTAACATTGGAGCGTTAAAGTATGGATCACCTGCTTCTGGCGATGGATGTTCAGCAACATTACCATCTAAGGAACATGTAAACACAATGCTCTCAGGTGCAATAATTACGTGATCCCCAACATTTAAGTTATGGTTTGCGCCAAGTGTTGCAGTAAAGATTCCGGTATCTGGATCGTATGTAGCTGTAGATGGAGTCCATTGACGGCCAAGTTTACGAGGTACCATTTCATTACGTGTTACCCAACGTACAACTTTTGACATATGAGTAAATGCTTCTTTTGTTGCTCTACGCTGATCCATTGGTAATAAGTTAATAGCATTTTTAAAGTAAAGTTCAGCATTTCCATGAGTAGCAGTGTTACCACCGTACTGAATATCATGGCTGATACCATCAACAATATAACCAACATCTCTTCGGCAACGTTCTTCACTATACTCTAGGAAGTGGAAGTTGTCTGCAAGGTATTGAACAACCGCTGCTCCAAGTGGTGCTTTACGATCTCTAATAATCGTAACCGCTGCAGCTTCGTTGTAGTTCTGAGCTGCGCCTGCAGTTGTTTGAGCTTCTTGGATTTGAGGAAGATTAATTAAGGAATCCTCAGCAATAATATCTCTTACAATAAGGATAAGGTTTTCAACATCAGCACCTGTTTGACCAACCACATTTCCAAACGATGTAGTTGCTGTAAGGACGTTGCCAGCTGTTGGCGTAATTGATTGTTTCAATACTGCCTTCTCAGCAATATCAGCAATGTGTGCAAATGCTGCTGCGGTTGGCGCTCTTTGATCTGCAGGTAGACCAACATTTACTCCATTTTCGAAGTAAAGTTTTGCAAAGTCTCTCATTGCAACATTAGAACCATGTCTAATATCGAATGATGCTGCGTCAATCATAAAGCCAATATCTCTTTCACATTTAGCTTGGTTGTATACTAATCCTACGAACCCAGCTGCATTGTTAGCAATCTGTAAGTTAATCCATGCTGTAGCTTCTTTTTGTAAGAATGCTCTGTTAGCCTGTAAGCCATCAGTTGCATTGGCATTAGTATTACCAATGTTACCTGTTCCAAAGCTAGAGTATGTCAACCCAGTTGTTCCATCAGTCATAATACCGATAATGTTAGTAAACGCTTGAGTTGCTGCTGTAAGAGGTGTACCAGTTAATCTTGGTAAAATATCATCTCTTACATATTCAATAGCTGAAATAGTTTCTGCTAATTGCTCTTCGATTACTTTATCAGCACCAACTGTACCTACGCGGTAAGCTCTACCATAATACTTGGAAGGATAATCAGATCCAGTTTCAACATCTCTTGCAACCGCATCGATAATAAATCCAACGTCTCTTGCACATTTATCTTCATCATATGAATAGTTGTTGTCACGTACAAAACGTACAACTTCTTCTTGGATAAACGCTCTGTTCCATTGTAATGTTTTACGAGCAAATGTTCTTGCTGGATCCATAAGAGGTGCATTAGCTGCATCCGCTGTTGGCAATCCTAAGATTCTTGTTTCTGGTTTCTGTGTAATATCAAGTGAACCTGTGTAATCTGGGATTACAAGACGATCGTCAACGATATCAGAAATTACATTTGTAAGTCTCTTAGCTTCAGTACCAGTAGCCGCATCAGCAGCAAATCCTGAAACATCTTGATATTCAAGGTTACCAGTGATTTCACTAATTGCATTAGGTAATGCACTTACGAATGTATGAGCACCTGTGTATGCTCCAGCATTACCAACCCACATTGTGATGGTTGTTCCAGTGATACCAATAACTGGACATGCTCTGTTATAGAATCTGTGATGTGCTTCCGGTGATGCGTGGTTTTGTACACCACTTCCGTTGTCACAGCTGAATGTGATACCCTGTGGTTTAAACCAAACATGGTCACCAACTTGTAATGTGTGGGAACCAATTGTGGCTTCCATCATACCATTTACTGGGTTGTATACTGCTCCAGTTGGAGTAAACTGCGAACCAAAGATTGGCTCATTAACAGTATTTGTGACAACTTTTTCCATTACATCAGCAAGGTGTTCCCAAGCTAATCTAGTTGGTTCTCTTTGGTACTGAGGAAGTACGTTGATTGCACCTTCAAAGTAGTAACGAGCATTATAGATTGTTGCACTATCGCCACCATATTCCAAGTCTTCTGAAACCGAGTCAACAATATAGCCAACATCTCTTGGGCATTTAGCAATGTTATATGCTAAGCCATTATATGTGTCTGTAATATAGTCAATGATTTCAGTTTGGTACTTAGGCTTTTGACCTAGGATTTTTTCAGACTGTGCTTTAATTGTTGCATTGTAATTAGATGGAAGTGCATATACTGGTTCCATTACCGCAGCAACTGTACCATCATTTTCTCTAATGGTTTCAGCGATTGTTGTGAATAAGTCTTTTACCTTAGTTGCAATTGTTACATCTAGGGATCTTCTTACGCCACCAACTAATGAGCTTACAAATGTGTGAACCTTATCAACACCAGCTTTTCCAACTTGCATTGTAACAGTTGTTTCTGTTACTGAGTCAATTCTAACTGGTTTGTTAAAGATTGGATCAGTTGGACGTGGGTGTGAAATATTAATTGGTGTAGGATCAGATGGTGATGTTGGGCAAGAGAAGGTAATTGCATTTTCGTCAAAGATAACATAGTCACCTTTTTCAAATAGATGTCTGTTACCTAATGTCATTGTCATAACACCAGTTAAGTGATTGTATGCGACATTTGAAGGTGTATAGGATTCTGCCATGTTAGCTGATCTTACACACTGAGCTGTTGCTGATACAAAGGTATGAGGATCTGTATTAGTTCCAGCTGCTCCAGCATTAAGAAGGATTGTCGTAGCAGTTACAGATGAAATCGTAAATGGTTTACGTAAGTATGAATCATTTGCATTTGGATGTGAATCAACACCACCGCCACCAAAGCCACAGCTAAAGGTAATACCTTCTGGGTCAATAGTAATTTTATCGCCAGCTGCATATGTGTGGGAACCAATTGTGATTTCCATTTCACCAGTTACTGGATCATATGTTGCATCAGTTGGAGTGTATGCTTCATTAGCACTATCAACTAATTGTACCGCAGTGTTAGATGAAAGAGCTGTGAACTCTTCGCCACGTACAATTTTACCAGCCAATTCTGATACAAAGTCATATGAACCTGATGTTGGAACAATTTCGTTATCAGTTAATACTGGTAATGCATTTTCGAAGTAAAGTCTTGTGTTGTTGACTGTTGCAGCGTTTCCGCCATGCTGTACATCCCAACCAACAGTATCAAGGAAGATGCCTAAGTCTCTCTTACAAGCTTCGACGTTATAAGTAAATCCAGGATGGTTTGCTGACATCCATGCGATTACTTCTTCTTGGATAAACTGTTTGTTAATTTGTAATGATTGGCGAGCTTTGAATGCATCGTCAGAGATTGCAACTGTACCAAAATCAACATCGTCAGCTGAAGCATTTCCGTTTTGCATAATGTCAATGATTTCATCGAAAGATGCGTTTGAGCGGGAAATCGCTGTTGCGTCTGTTAAGACTTCAGTTGCCATTTTACCTTTGAGCCATGTAATAGCACCAACAGTTTCTGTAAGCTGTTCATTAATTACTTTATCAGCTCCAACAGTACCGATACGGTAACCCATAC